GTTTAACTACGATCCAAATGCAAATACTGACAATGGAAGCTGTATACCATTTTATTATGGATGTATGGATAGCACAGCTTTAAATTATGACGCTATGGCAAATACAGATAATAATACATGTGTATATCCATTTCCTGGGTGTATGGATGTTACTGCTGTAAACTTTGAGCCGTTAGCAAATGTGCCTGATAGTAGTTGTTATTACAACTCAGATTGTTCTGCAGATGTGCCTTACTATATACCTAATGCATGTTTTGAATGGGTAATTAGTGTAGACCCGTATTGTTGCGATGATCAATGGGATACACCTTGTTATGATCTATATAACTATTGTGTAGATGGTTGGACAGGCCCAACAAATATAGCAATGTTTGAAAGATTAGGAATTTTACCTTATCCTAATCCGTCGACAGGTATAGTAAACTTTACAGAAAAAGTAGATGTCAAAGTATATGATATGATAGGTAAATTAATATTAGAAGCTGACAAAGTTTCTAGTATAAATCTTAATAAAGGTTTGTACCTAATTAAGATAGAAAAAGAAAATATAAATTTAATAACAAAAATAATAATAAAATAAGATGGCAATATTAACAGCAAAATTAACTTTACAGAGTAGTAACGCTACAAGCGATGCTTTAAATCTTACTGTGACAGACAGTTTGGTTACACAAGAACCTGCTATTAACGTAGCTAGGATTTCTATAAGTCATAGTGCACCTACAGAAATTTTAACAACATCTCAAACTTTAAGAACTTACGTGTATATTAAAAATACAGACAGTACAAACTTTGTTAAAGTTTCAACTGCAGGCGGTACAACTTTTGGAGTTTTAAATCCAGGAGAGTTTATGTTCTTCCCATTGTGGCCTGATACAGGATTTGAGCTACAGGCGGATACAGCTGCTTGTATAGTAGAATATGGATATTGGACTAAACCTGCATAATGAAGTTAAAAGTATTAAGATTTAGCTCAGAAGCAGATTCAACATCTGGGTTACTATTTCAGGAAACAGATCTAGGTAATAGATTTTTATGCTATACCCTAGAGGATGAACGAAGAGCGTTAAAAGTAAAAGGAGAAACGAGAGTTCCTGCTGGTACGTATAAAATAGAATTAAGAACTGAAGGAGGATTTCATGCGAGATACACTAAAAAATATCCTGGTATACACCGTGGCATGTTACATGTCACTGATGTTCCTAACTTTGAGTATATTCTTATACACACTGGAAACACTGACGAGCATACTGCTGGTTGCCTTATCGTTGGAGATGCTCAAGAAAATAACCAATTATTACCCGATGGTTTTGTTGGTAAAAGTGTTAACGCTTACAAAAGGATTTATCCTAGCATTGCAAAAGCGATAGCTGATGGAGAAGAAGTAACAATAGAATACATTGACTTTGATTAATGCAAATTATAGATAAAATAATAACAGATACTGATACTCACACTTTATTTGGTGTGGGCGATTTAAATATGAAATCAGCTACAAAAGTAAAAAGTATAAGAATAACAAATACAAATTCTAGTACTGCTACTACTGTTAGAGTTTTTAAATATAAAACGGATAAAAATCCAAGAAATAAAAGAATTAAAGGGTACGAATCAACACCTGAAGAAATAGATATAATACATAAAGATTTAGCTGCAAAAACAACAATGACTTTAACTGAAGATGAATTAGAATTTTACAATAATTTACAATCTTTAAGATTTAAATCTAGTCAAGCAGTAGATTTACATTTAATAATTAAAATAAGATGATAAACAATATATTAGGCGGAATATTAGGAAAAGTAGTTGATAATGCAGAAGGCATTTTAGACAAAGTAATAACTACTGATAAAGAACGTGACGAAGCAAAGTTGCAATTAAAAAAACTATTACTTGATGCAGAACGTGAAGCTTTTGCAAAAGAGGTTGAAGATCGCAAGTCTGCACGTGACATGTACAAAGATGATGCTATTATCCAAAAGGTATTAGCAACTTTATTTACTGTTGCTTACTTTGGGATTAGTTTTGTTATGTTTAATCACTTTGTTCTAGGAGACATAAATCTAGGGGAATTTGAGATTAGTTTTATATCAACTATTTTTGGTGCAATGAGCGCTAAAGTAAATACAATAGTTGACTTCTTCTTCGGTGGAAGTTCAAAGAAAAACGAGGAAACAAAAAAATAAATATGACACTTAACGAAATAGCATATAACCTTTTAAATCTAGTCAGAGGTGGCAGATCAAATCATGATGAGCACATATCTTTAGATCAGATTAAGTTTAATATAAAACATTACAGAGCAATGTTTATTAGACGAGATTATGCTAAAAATGGATTTGTAAGTAGAAATATAGAACAAGATCTAGGATGCTTAGACATTATAAGAGTTGATGCTAGTAAGTGTTGTAATTTGCCTGTTGATTGTGCAGTGTATAGAACTGTTAAAAAAATACCAAAAACTATTAGGTATAATTTTGAAGAATCTATATCTTACGTAGGTGATGTGACTGGAACTGGAACAATACCTTTTATAAATTCTAGCGCAGTACAATGGCTGCCATATGACAGACATACAAAACAAAAAATGAAATCTTATATGATAAGTGATTATCTGTATGTGTATAATGCAGATGGTTTAGAAAAAATTAATGTTAGAGGCGTATTT